CTGAGGATTCTGGTCTTCAAAACCTTCTAGGTCTAAATTCACATGACACTCAAGTAGAGTGTACATCTGTTCATTTCTAGAAGTTCTTGTAGTTCCTTCCAGTTTTCTTTCAGCATCTTCCACTTTATCTTGTGGAGGTATTCCTGGAGGAGTTAATTCTATGTCTCTGTAAAATCCTGAAACTTGTTGTTTTCTTAAATCATTTTCTGAAGTTTTAATTATATGGATAACTGCTTCTGCATCATCTAAAGATGTAGCTGTATAAGGTACAACTAAATCATCAGCAGGTACAAATTTAGAAACGGCTCTACCTAATAGTTCATCGTAGTAAACTTTTTTAAATGTAGAACCTGCTAATGGTAAATGAAATAACATAGAATCAAATTCAGGTTCATATTCTTTCATTTGATCTATGAGCTGATAGTTCATAAATTCTTTTACCCGTTGTGCTTGTTGCATCCTTTGAGGATTGGATGCACCAATCACTTGGGTTCTTACCGGCCCATCGGCTGGTAATAATTCTTTATAAGCTTGAGCTTGAAATTGTGTAACCGCTTCTGCAAGAACAGGGTGTGTTGCACCACTTGCGCCTTGGAAAGGTTGAGTTCTGTTTTCGTATTTGAAACCTAATAAATCTAGTCCAGTTACATAAGCTTGTTCCCAATCTTTTCTGGAAGATTTGTAATCTTGATAATCTCCTGCTAATTTTAATCCAACAGGATCTAATATATCATCAGGTAATAATTCTGCTAAATTGTCAAAGTGATTTTCAGTGCCTGGAATATTTAAGTTAGCGCTTGGGTCAAAATTAACCGTAGCTCCACCATCTTCTTCTGGTGTAACCTCTATTTCAGGTTTATCTATTTTTGCTTCCTCCGTAACGTCTACTTCTGTCATTACATCATTAGGTGCAATGATAGGTTCATCTGTTGTAACGTTCGGGAGTCCTTTATCTATTCGATTGTCTGCCATTTAAACTCCTACCATTTTCTAACACGATTAAACATAGAAGACAAGCCTCCTCCTTGGGGCATAGGTCCTGATTTTGGGGGTATGGCGTGAGGTCTTCTAACACCAGCTATTCCGCCACCTGCAAATCTATCTTGTGTTCCTGTCATTCCTCTTTGGTTTATTAAATAGTTCCATTTTTTTCCGAGGTTATATTCATCAAGTAAAGACATCCCAGTGTCTTTCCAATATATTTGGGATAAATCATCTGTTGAAGGAATTTCATATGATTCTTTAATGTTTGCTCTCTCTGTTAAACTTGCTTGAGGTATAACATTCTTGGCTTCTCGTTGTTGTTCTAAATCCATAGCTTTATATTCTGACGGTGTAATAAACATGTCATAAGTAGGGTATAAATCCATCTCTCTTTTTCTTCTCTCGTCTCTAAGTCGTTGCCCTGGTGTTCCCGGTTCACGAGTACCACTTAACCAACTAGCATCCCATTGTTTTCCAGGACCTACTTCTTCAAATTTTTCAGAAGATATTCGTGCTGCGTCATACAAAGGAGAATCTTCTTTAATTAAACCAAGAACTCGCTCTTCTCCACCATGATTATTAATAATTGTATTTACGGCTTCTAATCTAAGTTGCTGTGAAGGAGATAAAGTCACTCCATAGCCTTCTACATCGCTCTCTTCATTTATTTTTAGTTTATTTTCAAGTCTGTATTTATCTTCTATAGCATGTCTTAAATTAAAAAATTTTGCTGTGTCCCCTTTATATTTTTTAGCTATTTCTGTTTCATTATATCTATCTCCTGAAACTTTTAATCCTCCTGTATAAGAAGTGGGGTCTAAATAACTTAACCAATGATTTTTATAGGCTTGTGCGCCAGAAGAACCTTTTAATACCTCATCTCCCCAGATAGCACCTTCAATCAATGCATCAATTCCAGCTCCTGCTGGTCCTAACGCATATAATGCTTTTCTTCCTGCAGCTGAACCTCCTCTTTTAACAATTTGTCCTACAAGTTGTCTTTCTGCTTGAGTTCCTTTAGCGGGGTTTTTAAATACTTGTTTAAATCTGTTTGCTCCACACGCTACACCTGGAGTCCCTGCTACTTTCATACCAATTCTGCCACCTTGTGCTTTATTAGGGCAAAGATCTGTTAATAAATTTTTTAATTTTTTATCAGCAAAAGCATATTTGCCTTTTTTAAAATTTTTAAGATAAGCTTGAGAATGTTTTAAATTTTTACTCATCATTTGTTTGTAGTCATTATAATCTTTAACTTTATAAATTGGAGTTTTGTCGTCAATAATTACACTACCAGTAGATCTATCAAAATTAATTGTTAAATCATTTAAATAGCCATCACTTTTTTTATTAAAAGTTTTATATAAATCTTTAATTTGTTTTTCAATTTTAGGATTTTTTGTTTCTCTGTATTCGTTCATTAAACTAAGTAATGGACGATCAAAATCTTTTAACTTAGCTAGATTAAAAGAAGCTGGTACATAGGTTCCTCTAAGGTAATAAGTTTCAGGTAGTTTATTAACGCCTATTGTTCCTTTACCAATCTTGTGTTCAAAATCAAATGTCTCTTCATATCTTCCAGCTCCTAAAGGATCATATACTTTTTTATCTGCAAAAAGGTCGGGAAATTCATTTTTAAATTGTATGTGATATTTTCTAGATTTATCCATATTTGCTAAAGTTCTTTTTACCTTTTGTTTAGCAGCGTCGCTTAAATTAGGATCATTAAGTTTATTTTGTAAATTAGAATATACTCCTTGAGAAATCTTTATTCTTTCTTTTCTTAAATCCTCAAATCCTTTATGTTTGTTGGTTAAATAAGATCTAAATAAATTAGGTCTAGCTGCCGTAGCTTTTAAATTTTTTCTTGTAAACGCTTTAACCTCAGCAATGTCGTTTGAAGACATACCAACAGTATCGTTCAACATTACTTTATCTAAATTTGTAGCAAACTTTTCTAGTTTAGGGTTTTTTTCCAACATGTTGATTAACATCATGTCTTTCACATATCTAATCTTAGATCCTGCATCGGCGCCTCTTAACTCAAATAAATTCTTATAATTATATCTTCCAGCTTTAGGAGTTTTCCCCTGGCCTTCATAAACGGAACGTGTTGCGGGGAGATAAATATGTTTTCCAGCTTTAATAGGATTTCTTACATTCTTTTTTGCTTGTTGAACAGACTCTCTAACTAAACCTTCATATTTAGGTTTATCAAATTTTTTTATTGCGTCTTGATAGAATTTATCAACATCTGTATATTTAGACGCATTAGCTTCAATCCACTTTTCTAATTCTTTAACATGACCAACGGTCTTTACTTTTTTAGCATCTAAAATTTCTTTAGCAACCTTAGTTCCTTTAAGTCGACCTTCTGGATTAATAGCAAAACCTGTTTTCTGAGAATAACTTCCCGGTCCATCAACCAAGCCACGTTTAGGTGTTGCCAAGCCCCCTTCATCAAAACCCATTTCATCTCTTACAAACATCTGAGACTTAGGTTCTAAATAAGATTCCGCTTTTAAATAATCTTGGTACTTATCAGATATAGATTTTGAAGGTTTAGGTTGTGGTAAAACTTGATTTCTCTCTTGAACAAATCTTTTCCATAATCCTCTAGACTCAAGAGGTTTTGAAGTCGTTACCCATCTTTCAACTACTTTATCCATTATCTCCCTAACATATGTGCCAGGCCGCCTTCAGCGTAATCATCGGGTAAGCTGTCATCCCAATCAGGTTGCCATTCATCTGCTTGAGCTTCCGCTCTGCCTTGAGCAAATTCATCGGCTTTACCTTTTCTAGTACCTTTAACATTAAACTTATCTACGTTCTTACCTGTTGCATAATATTCAACTTCAGAAAAATCAGATGCGTGCTCTCCATATTTTTCAAATGATGAGTCTTCATATTTTATATTCTCTGCATCTCCAGTAAACTCAGCTTCTTCAACATAAAACTCATCTTTTGTTTTAACACCTTTCTTACCTTTTTCAGGTTCAATCCATTCTCCTTTTGTTAACTCAAGTCGTGTAGGTTGACCATATCTTCCACCTTCAAAACCATGTTTACCCATTCCAACATCAACTATTGTATTTCCAGTAGTCAAGTCGTGATCTACCATAACTTTAGTTCCTGATGGAAGTTCTACTTCTTTAACAATTTGTCTTTCAACCGTTCCACCCATGTCTTTTCCTTCTTTAAGAACTTTGTCCACAAGTTTAGGAAACCATGCTGGCATTCCAGCTGCGTTAGAAGTTTCAACTGCTTTGACTGCTTTTGCTGCGGGCTTCGCTGCTTTAAAAAATTTACCAACAAAAGGTAGTGATCCTAGACCTACCATAAGTTTCATAAAGTTTCTTCTGCCTTTGTTAAAGCCTCCGTTGTCAAATCCTATTCTTCCACCGTCAGCAAATTTTTTTGACCATTCAATTCCTACGTTGTAACGATCGTGATCATCTCTTACTCGTTTATCTAAAAAATTTCCTTCTGAATCATACAAACGATCTTTAGTTCTATATTTATCGTAATCTCCTTTAATTTTAAAACCTCCAGGAAGATCTATCGTTGCATCAAAGCCAATATTATCCGACCATGTTTTTTCTTTTAAGTTAGGACCATAAGGTTGTCCGCTACCATAACTTCCACTCGCTCTTGGGGTTATTCCTATTGGGCCAAATTGAATAGGGGGTAGTCCTGCTAATCCTCCACTTGAAAGTTCTTGTCTAAAGGGCAATCTCTCTTTAGGAAGTTTCGTGCCAATGTATTCTGTAATCGGCATCATGTGTTGATGGTTATCTCTCCAGTCAGCCCAGGATCCTCCATATTCAAACGCGAAACCCGGATCACCGCCATACATCATAGGAACTCTTCCACCTTTTTCATAGCCTCGAGTATCCCCTTCGGTAATATCTCCTCTAATAAATTCTGTTAATGATTCTAATCCTTTTGTTGGACGTTGTAATCTTCCACTCATCATAGAGGCTTTAACAGGTCTAGACATATTCATGTAATTAGGAATTCTTGCAAGTTCATTTATAGTTATTTGATCATCAATTACTTTTTCTCCTCCTGCAGGTGAAGTCATGGTACCTGGTGCGTATATAGTTGCATCAGAAGTAACTTTTTCTTTAGGATAAATTTTTTCTTTAATTCGTTCTTCTAAAGTTATTGGACCTTCTTCCATCTCTTCTGCTGCTTCCATAATAGAAGGTTCTTCTTGTTCAAATTTTGCTAATTGCTGTCTAATTCTTCTAGCCTCTAAAGCTAACATAGGAATCTCTTCTTCAGATGCCGTTTGCATAGCCGTAACCAGTTCCATTAATTTTTTTCTTAATGCAATAGGATTTACTTCTCCACCTTGAGCATATCCTAACATATGAGCCAATCCTCCGCCTTTCATGCCTTTAGGATCCCAATCCGTAAAATCCATTTCTATTTGTCCTTCAACTTCTTCCGGTGCTTTTTTAAAAGGGTTAGGTTGTTTTTTAGCAACAACCATTTTATTTAATTTATTAACAATCATTTCTCTACTTCTATTTCCAATGTTAGGTAACATATAACCTCTTTCAATCTCGGCTATATCTCCAAAGATAATACTTCTACCTTTTGGATATTTATTAAGATTAGTGTAGATCGATATCACTTCATCCATCTCCATAGGTTTCTTATCAATGTCTTTGTATCTTTTAAAAGCAATGTTAAAAGCTGCTTCTTTGTTTTTAGCTTCCATTCTTTTTTTAAATGCAGCAAACGATTCTTGTCTATCCACAGCTGCTTTAAACTTAGGATCTACCGGTGCTTTCTTTTTTGTAGTCTTAGGGGCAGTTCCAATCGTTACGTCACCTTTTTCAATAAGTTCATCAACTTCATCACCAAAACTTCTTTTATACTGAAAAGGCACTACATTACTAGGTTGCATTGCTTCAGCTTGTTTTTTTAATTGTCCTAATTCGCTAGGAGTAGGAGATCTGCCTTTTGCTTTTTGAAACGCTCTTATAAGTTTAAATATACTCATCCATAATACTCAAATTTTCTGGGCTGTTTCTTGTCCTCTTTGTAATCTTCAGGGTGCTTGATTAAACCTCCCTGTCTAAAACGCATAACGGCTTGAGTCATCGAATCGACTAAATCGTCATGGTCGCCATGCGGAAATGCTGCACATTCTTCAATGACTTCCTCTGCGAACTTCTGTTGTGGCGCCCACACCATACCAGACTCAAAAACAGGGGCACAGCTATTTACTCTTACGTGTTTATCATTTCCTTTGCTAGGTGTAAAGTTAATAACTGGGATGTCCATCTTCCTAAGCTCATAGGTTAGAGGTAGTCCTGAAGCCTTCGCTTCCACAATAACCATCTCAGGATTCCAGTATTTGTATTGTTCAAGAGCCTTTCTCCGTAGTTCAGGGAACTCGAACCGATCTTTAACCGCATCTAATAAGATTAGGTTTAAGGGGCTATCCTGACTAGGATAGAATAAACCCCACGTGGTAATAGCACTAAAGTCAGCTGTTTCTTTCTTCAAGAAAGCCGTATCGTAAGATTGTATGACGTAATGTAAATTAGGAATCCAATCGTGTTTCCAAGTCTTCCACCATTCTCGCTTGATAATCGCTCCTTCTTCTGAAGTCGGTCTTTGCATCCATTGAGCGTTCCATTTACCAACGGGTAGGGTTGCTTTAACTTTCTCCAGTTCATCAAGTTTCCAATACTGAGGCCAAACCGGTTCGGGCTTTGGTCCGTGGTCCAAGATTGCCGGAAACTCAACCACGTCCCACTGATCACCTTTCACTTCCTTTTGAGCTTTTAATAATTTAGCTGTTAAATCTTTAGTTGACCAACGTGTCATAACGAGCACGATTGAGGCGCCTGGTTGAAGTCTTTGTCGTGGTCCTGATGTATACCACTCGTAAGCGTTCTCTAATGACTGCTCTGATAATGCATCTTGTTCCGAGTGTGGGTCGTCAATAATCAGTAAGTCCGCACCACGGCCCGTGATTGCTCCACCAACACCAGCAGCAAAGTATTCACCACCTTGTGCCGTTTCCCATCTGCCCGCAGCTTTTGAATCTTCTTGTAATCTTGTTTGAAATATTTTTGAGTACTCTTCGGAATCAATCAAGTTTTTTGCTTTACGACCAAACCGTATTGCAAGTTCGCCCGTGTGGGTTGCTTGAATGATCTTTAATTTTGGATTACGGCCCACCATCCACGATGGCAGCAAAAAAGACGCAAATTCTGATTTAGTATGCCTAGGTGGCATATTCACGATTAAACGTTTTATTTCGCCTTTTGCTAATTTGTTAAATTTTTCTGCAATGTGCCTGTGATGGGGTCCTTCTACAAATTCTGGCCACACAGCTTTTACAAACGATAAAAAATCACTTTTGGCTTTGTTCTGTATCTTTTTTTCAGCATGCAGTACTTGAAGTTGTAAAAACGTCTTTCGTACATCAGGAGGTAATTTGCTAATATCGACTTTATTCAAACTCATAAAAATTTTTATAAAATTTTCGCACCTTCGAAGGTGTTTAAAATGTTTTTAACAGCTCTAACCCTCTGAATCAAGGCATAAAGAGAAAAGCAGTGGGACCCCTTTTTGTTTAAGGGGGGTCGGGGGTCAATGTTCTATGAACGTTGGAAATCGGTCTAGGTTCCGTGGATAAAGACGCGCGAAGCGCGGAGCGCCGAAGGCGCGACGCAAGGAGGGCGCGGGCGCAGCCCGGCGCACAACCTGTGGTTGATGCATTTATTGCATACAACTTGATGGAGAGCCCCCGAAGGGGGCGACCCATTTTGGACACGAAGTCTATTGACTTATCCTATATTATATGGCAGATGATTTAATCTAATAATACCATATAAGCTTTGGCATTGTTCTTAATAAACCAATCTAATCTATCTCTCATCTCTTGCCAATGTTTGCTCGCACCTTCTCCGAGTTGTTTATCTTCTATCGTTGCCAATGCCTCGTGATAAAAGATTTCGTCGTGTTTCTTTGCCTCTTCTTTTGTTAGTTCAATAGATTCACCTGAAAATCTATTTCGTCTTGTGTAGTCTTTATTGTCCATTGTTTTCTTTCTGTTAGTGTTTATCATAGTCCTATACTATCCTATTCCTATCCTCTTGTCAAGTGTAGTACCAGATAATAATTAAACCAAACACAAAACCCAGAGCCATTTCCCATAGTTCCATTATATCTCGTTCAGTAATACACAAAGGGCGATTATTACTACTCCGATTGTGAATAATCCTAATGCTATTAAATATCCGTCAATCATTGTATCGCCTTTATATCCATGAGCCCTGTTGCATGGCGCCAGTCGTTCTTCTCTAAATCCCAGTAGATATATCTATCAACTCCATATCTATCCACAAACTTTCTTCCTGCTGTGCCTACTGGGTTTGGCTCTTGTGCCTTTCTTGTTATCCTTGTGCCATGCTTA